GAGAAAAAATTTTCTCTTCATTACATTCAGGTGTTAAGCACGCCATGCTGGGCCTCCTTCCACGTTTCAGGAGTATAGAATCTGGATCGTCCCAAAGGATCAACGATCTGCTTAATTTTACCAGATGCGGGTTCTCGGAGTCTATTAAACACTCCTATCCTGGTATCTTTCTTGTCATACCAGCGTTTGATGTGTGCCTCCGACAATCCGGCTGTACCCGCATTGCGAATCATCCTCAGCAGACGACTCTGCTCCTTTTCTTCCTGGCTTAGACCATGTTTCTGACTAGATAGGCTCTCATATTTCTTTTTGATTCCGGCAATCAACTCCTTTTGGTTATCGGCCATTGGAGTTTTTTCAACCCTAGCAAGAAATAATCTTAGAACATACTGCTTCATAAGTGCCTTGCATTCGTCTGCTGTAAGGGTGGCACCTTGACCTGCTCCGGTTACTAATTTATCTAAGGCATTAATAAGAAAATCATCCATTGGCTGGTTCCTCTTCAAACATCTTGGTTGGCCCAGGCAAGTCCTCGATGACCGGCGGTAACTTGGCATAAGCTGCTGCAAATGCATTAGGTGTCCGCATGAGTGGTCCGCAGAGACCGGCAGTCTCAAGTGCAGTCCAAGTTGTTTCCCCGGCCTGGACGAGCCGCAGGGCCGTAAGATAGCAAGAATGACAAAGACCCCTTGTGACAGCTTTTCGGTCACATCCTTCAATAACACATCTCATTAGCTAGCCTCCATATAAAAAGTTCAAACTCTCGAATAATAGTATTATAGCACACTTCGAGCAAGGTGTCAAGCAAAATCCTCGTGTGCGTGCGAGGTAACTTTTGCTCGGGAAGAATGCTACCTCAGAGGGATGACTAACCAGTCGAGAAATTGGCTCCACATCGAGCCGTGGATGTACGAAAAAATGTCCTGCTTTTCTTATAAACTTTCCCAAAAGAGGGGACACCGGCATTTTTGACGGCACATGCAAAACGTACCCAGTAAATTTGAGCGTACCCAGAATGTTGTACCCAGAGTCTACCTCCTCTTGCGAATGGTGTTATGTAGCTAGTCTTTACTAGGCTACCCTACTAATAACGTCCCCATAACCTCTCCGAGGCTTTAGTGACATGTGTACCCACCTGTACCCATTCGAGGTCAGATACAATCTAGGTATGGTGCCTACGAACCCCCCGGTATATATGGATGTAAGTCTATAGGTACTAAGAGTATACTCTCTCTCTATTATATCTCTCTCTTCTTACCTTATCACTATTTTTGTCCCCTGTAGACTCTTAGCGTTCCTTGTTTGTTCTTTACATATTGTGGGGTAAAAGGTATGTGTCACATAGACATAAGGGCCTCTTTGGGGACATGGGTACATGGGGACAACTCATTATTAGCTACTATCAAACCCCCTATAGTAACCCTACCCCTATAAGTACGTAGAGTCCATTAGTGGGGTATAGATTGTCATCATATTTTTGATGATTTTGGGTAGCGTTGCTTATATACATACTATGAGGGGCCACCACGCCTTTTAGGATTCGAGTTTTTAGGTTTAGGGTCCCCCCTGTCAATAATCATAACTCATTGCTACACATACACTTACATACGGACATAGACGACTCGTCATAGTCCATGATATCTACCTCACTATACCATAGGTAGTATGCGTAGTATAAGCTATGCTTATAGAGGATTTAAGCTCACCTTATACTAGCCTATATACTACCATAGTACACAGCGGAGACTGCGCACCTCGATTGTCTACGTCACCTATGACAATCGCACCATAGCTACTGTGACATGGCCAATATCCTAGCTTATGCCCTATTGGTAGTATAATAGCTTACCTAGCCTATCCATGCTACCTAATCGTTATAATCCCGATGGCCCTAGCTTCATCGCTGTTGCGTCGCAACGGCACGATAGGTAATCTAGCACCTACCTTGCAACCGGCCGTCAGAATCGACGCTAGGCGTTTGCCCCTGCAATTCTGGCATATCCACTGGTTTGCTTGCATTGCCTACGGGCCGGTTGGCCCAGACAATATAATACTGCTAAGATTTTCGTTTGACAACTATTCTATTGTGTGCTAGTCTTTAGTTGTACGGCAATGCGTGCTTGTCGTTGCGAGTGGAATGCTATAGCAACCAAGCGGTTTAGTAGCACAATAACCGGCTACCACACATTGCCAATTTACTTGGAGGGACAAGCCATGAGAAGCATAATAGACTATGACCGCGATACGGTCAGGATAACCAACATGGAAGCTATGCCAAGGGGTTTGGGTTGCAAGCTTTTGCTTGTAATCGAATCACCCTACTATGGTGAGTACATAGCCAAGCGATGGCTACGTAAAATGCCAACAAACACTGCCCGGTGTGAACACGTTATTAGGTTCTAGCCATGACACGCAACCAACTATCATTAGTCTGCTTTGCCTCATTCTCTATTGTCAACGGGGCAATAGGCCTTGAACACCCGCCGATACTGGTGTTCTCGGCATTATGGGGAATGTGTGAGTGTATCCGCCTTGCAATCCAGAATGAAAGACAACACCAATAGGTGGTTAGTACACTATGACTAATTACATCCTATCACCCGTTATCCCCTCGACTAAGGTATTTTGCCTGCATAACCAGAACACTGGCCCAAAATACTTCCGTCATTCGATTGACAAAGTAGAACTAATCACTACAATTGCTATATGTGGCTTGACTTCTTGCAATTATGTGGTAGTATTCAAGTAGAAAGGGAAGTGAACTATGAAACTTACGCAAGATAAGTTGATTGAGCAACTACGTAAATCGCTAGCTTTTTTAATTTGTGCCGCCGAGACAGAACCCGAAATGTCAATCTATATAGCACAGATTGAACAAGCGAAGGCAGTATTACAACTAGTAGAGGTAAACCATGAAACCAACAACGTACATTGATTACGCCGATGGATATTATGAAGCATGGACATTGCTTGACGGTGTACGCGAGCTACTCTACTGGACTACTGACGCCCATAACATGTTGGTGTGGGCATGCAGTTCGCATGAAAAAATATACTGGAACACTGAGAGAAGAGGAAGGTAGCATGAGATACAAAGGCTACATTATTAAAAGGACTAAGAGCGGAAATTACGTTGTCGTTGCCCCCATTAGGTGGCAGGAGCATGCCAGTAACATTAGGGTAGTGCGAAAATGGATTGAAGCGCATATTCTTGAAGGGAAATAGCAATGCGATACCGAATAATATCTGCTGAAAACATGGATGGACAAAATTGGATTAGACAAGACATAGCAAGTTTTAGGGATGAATGTGCAGCCGTCAATTTCTGCAAGGGTTGCTCAGTTAGTTGCTACTGTGTAGACATTCTTGAAAACAAAATGATAGCAAGGAACTACCAAAAATGAAACCGCCGATAGAATTATGGGTTTGTCCGCTATGTCACCATAAGACAGAATGGGACTATAATGATATAGTCACTAGAGGGAACCCAGTATGCCCCAATTGCGATAGCGATATGGAATATACAACTAGCAAGAAAGATGAACAAAATGGACCAACTATCTAAAATGACGGCATGGGAAGAGGGTGAGCTAGATGATTCTATCCTTATTACAATCGCAGACTTTACCCCACTGGATAACAATGTAAGGAGCTACTAAAATGGAAACCGGGATTGACTATGGGCTAGGGCAAACCAATATAGACCATGATAACGGAATACGCTATGGTGTATGCCCCGTTAGTCTGGTTCTACAATCATGGGTAGATAGTGCGGAACCAGAGTATGGGCTACCTGCTTGCCCGAATTGTTGCGGGGAAGTATCAGAAACTTTTCCGGAGAACGGATCAGCCGAGAATTGCAAGGATTACTACTGCTCAGAATGTGATTATTCATTTTGGTCTGACGTTGCCTACCCCGAAGAACCGTTATCCTATGTATTAGAGAATGAGGGATATATGGCCGAGAGCGACGACTATGGGGATATTTTCATTGTAAAATCCCCGTACTATACTTTTCGCGGATTCTGCTCCCCCTGCGCCCCTGGAGCATGCCATCTGGAAACTGGCGGGTATATAAAATGTTATTGTTTTGGTCCTGATTTTTTTGACGATGATAATCCGTGCCCGTATTCTGTGTATAGGGTAGTAGATAATGTATGCATTTACAATCCGAAGGAAACCTGACAATGCAAGATGAATTATTCGACAAAGGGAATTACTAAAATAACAAGAGGAAACTAACTATGCAAACAGAACTATTCGACAACCCGAAAATCCGTATTCGCTTGCGTATTGAGAAGCTACTAGACTACGCTGAGCGATTCGGCTACTACATCCAACTGGTAGACGGGTGTTGCGAACCCGGCTACGATGATAAGCCTGTTGCCCTAGGAAATTGGAACAGCAAAACAAGGTGGGATAAGGCGTTAAACCAGAGCATTACGATAAATGATATAATGCCCCTAATAGCTAAGCTGTTTGAAAAGCTAGGATATGATATAGAATGGGAAGATGAATGGGCAGTATGTGAAAATTGCGGCAAGGCGGTTCGCACGGAACCCAATAGCTACTCTTGGCAACCGTCTTATGCAACCATAGGCGATTGTATAATTATTTGCCATGATTGCATCAAGTCTAACCCCGTAGACTACCTAGAGGAGTTATCCGGCAATCCAGAAAAATGCTTGACGTTTGACATTCCGCTTGACAAATATGGATATGCCATGTATGATTGCGGATACGAAATAGGATGGCACCAGGGGCAAAATGCCGATCCTAAAAAGATTGCGAAAGAATTACGGACAAAGGGAATTGCTGATTTTATCTTTGTTATGGATGATGTCAACCAGTTCGATTGCGAGTTTTCAGTCTGGGTCAGGCAACCAGAGTAAACAACTATGTTCTTTTTTCGACCGCACAAAAAACAAGCATATCCGACAAGGAACAAAGACATGGACCAGCTATCTAAAATGATGGCATGGGAAGAGGGTGAACTAAGCGACGATGATACTATTGCCCTATTCCAAGAACTAATTGATAGTGGCCTTGCGTGGAAGCTACAAGGATGTTACGGAAGAATGGCCAAACAACTAATAGAGGGGGGATATTGCCATGATTAAAGTCACAATGCTTGTGCCGAAAAACTACAATGACGGTAGCCCCGTTGACAGGTTGTACCACTATAATGTAGCAAGGTGGTTTGTCAACAAGTTTGGCGGGGCGACCGTCTCAGAATGTTCCGGCAAATACAAAATGGCCGACGGCACTATCGCCAGTGATAACATGATAGCCTACTCAGTTTGTTGTGAACAAGGGGGGCTGCATGACATTGGTAAGGTAGCCAAGGATATCGCTATCGGGCTAGAGCAAGAGTGTATTTACATTGAACACCACGACATTACAATGGAGCTAATCAAACAATGACAAAAAAAGAACTAGAATTGATTACTGAGGCAATCCGTCTGACAAGCATGCCCCGCAAGATTAGGTTAGAATTAGTGTCTAACCTAATTGCCGATATGTCATTGTCTAATGTGCTATTCGACCCAAGTAATTTTGTTGTCGCGTGCGGGCTAAAACCTAAAACCTAACCAGGAGTTACTGCAATGTGTAAAAAGAATCATCTTGGCGTTTGCTGTGCCGTGCGAAACTACTCGCTATCAAAACATGGTTGTGAGCCGAATATTGTAACCATAAACGGCAAACGGGAAACTAGCTTTCCCGAATTGTTGCCGGATTCTCTATTAGAGAATCTCAAAAATGCAGGGGCAACCGTTCGGGAATACTCCCGGCACAAGCACGGTGTTGGGATTATTAGCGAGACCGTGGTGTCTATCTAATAGTGCCGTTTCCGCCTACTGGATTAGTAGGCGGTGCCGGAGACTATTTGCACAAGGGGAACTAATGGATAATCTCGAATTGCAGACTATTCTTGAAAAACATAAATTATGGCTACAATGCGAAGTAGGCGGAGAAAGGGCCGATCTGTCATGGGCCAATCTGACAGGGGCCAGTCTGACAGGGGCCAATCTGACAGAGGCCAATCTGACAGAGGCCAATCTGACAGAGGCCAATCTGACAGAGGCCGATCTGACAAGGGCCAATCTGACAGGGGCCAATCTGACAGAGGCCGATCTGACAGAGGCCAATCTGACAAGGGCCGATCTAACAAGGGCCGATCTGATGGAGGCCAATCTGACAAGGGCCAGTCTGACAGGGGCCAGTCTGACAGGGGCCAATCTGACAGGGGCCAATCTGACAGGGGCCAATCTGACAAGGGCCGATCTAACAAGGGCCGATCTGATGGAGGCCAATCTGACAAGGGCCGATCTGACAGGGGCCAGTCTGACAGGGGCCAATCTGACAGAGGCCAATCTGACAGGGGCCGATCTGATGGAGGCCGATCTGACAGAGGCCGATCTGACAAGGGCCAGTCTGACAGGGGCCAATCTGATGGGCACGTGCCTTGATTCAGATAACAGACCTACTGGAGCAGATGATTCTTTTGAGATACAAAACGGCTATGCCATCGGCTATAGGACGGAGACGGCGGGACATGTTGACAAGTATAGGGTAGGCCGATCTTATTCGGCAGACTTCTTTTCGACTTCTGAAACAGAATGCCACCCGGGATTATATCTGTGGCCGACACTGGAACAAGCAAACGTATTCAACGGGGCCGTGCCGATGATTAAGGTTAGAACTAGGCCGGAAGCTATTCACAAGGCCGGCAAAAAGTACCGCTGCCAATGGTTCGAGGTTTTGGAGGTCATTAAAAATGACTAACGCAATAATATACTGCCGATTCAGCCCACGACCCGACCATGAAACATCAACCAGCAATGAACGACAAGAGGAAAGATGTAGGGTGTATTGCCTAGCACATGATTACAATGTAATTATGGTATGCGAAGACAAGAACATATCGGGCGGAACCCCTGACCGCCCACAATTACAAGCTGCAATTGCAGCATTAAAACCCGGCATGGTTCTAGTGGTCGATACTTCTGATCGACTAGCAAGGGATATGCTTGTCTATCTGACAATCCAGCAAAGGGTACGTGAGGCAGGGGCACGAATCGAGTTTGCGGACGGAACCCCGCCTACCATAACAGCAGAAGGGGAGCTAATAGCTAACATCTTTGCAGCCTTTGCCCAATACCAAAGAACGGTTATTCGCAAGAAAACCAAGGCAGGGCTAGCACGCAAGAAAGACAGGGGAGTCTATCTAGGAAAATGCCCAATAGGATACAGCCGAGATAAACAAGGGAAGTTGGCATGTCATACGTATGAGCAATCCGTTATTGCTGAGATACTGGTTAGGGGCAATCGCGGGTTTTCAGCAAAGGAGATAGCGGATAGCTTGAATGCTAACTTCTGCACAATTCGCGGAAAACCTTGGAACGAAAGAACTATTCGCAGAATAATTAAACGAGAAAAGGATAGGGAGTAGATATGGTAGTATGGCATGTAACCACATATACAAAGTTGCAAAAGTACATGCGACACGGATGGATAGACCCACCCGTCAGAGCATGGGAGAATATAACACAAGCTGAAAGAATGTCTCTGTCAATGGGGCGCAGAATAATCTTGCGTTTGAAGTTTCCCAAAGATGCCCCCAAGCTACTCGGGCATTTTAATCAGGCACGAGTATTAGAGACTCGTTATTTTCTGAAAAATATGTAGATTGCGGCTTGACAAATAAAAAAGTGTTGGGTAAAATACCATAATCAGGAAAAGATTCACAAGGAAAGCAATCATGGACCAAGAGGTAGTACTAATCGTAAATGGCGAAGAATACCAGCTAGGTACGGCAGGGGAGCTACTTAGTCAGAAAGCCCCCCACACTAGCCTACACAACGCCATTAGGGATATTGTGGATGAATTAATATTCGACCCGAATAGCAACCAATATGTAACTTGTTCTGTGGAGGTGAGATAATGACACTTAAAGAAGAAATTATTCTCCAATATGAAAGAGCCGGTGATTCGGGTCTTACTGATTATGAGCTATGCAACATAATTAGTGGTAGCCCGGATTCTACTGTTCGTGGGGCACGTAAGCGACTTGAGACAGAAGGGCTAATCAGAAAAATTGCGGAAGAACCCAACGCGGCTGGGTACGCCTGTGGGGTTTATGCTCTTGTGAAAGGATAATATAGTGTATTACGACAATGACGACTGGCATTATGACGACGATTTTGATGACGATGGTTTTGATGACGATGATTCCTATCTAGAAGAAGAGGATAATTATGAGCTTTGATCTGTCGAGTATCACAAGGGAAACAGCCACAAGGGCGCCTAAAGGAATTGTGTATGGTCCTCCCGGTGTCGGCAAGACTACTTTCGGGGCGTCAACCGGCGGAGTCGTAGTTGACACCGAGAACGGAATACCGCAAGGGCTAGACGTACTGCACACTCCATATTTGGATAGCTGGCCAAAGATAGAAAGCTGCCTTAGTAGCATCTTGTCCGTACAAGACAAGCCGCAAGCTATCGTAGTTGACACGGTAGATTGGATGTTGCGGCGCATTGAGGAACACGTAGCTGGGACAGACGGGTCTACCAAGGGAATGGTTTCGACTCTGAATAAAAGTCAAGGCGGGTATGGAAACGGAAAACAAGTATTGCGAAACTATGTTTACCAGTATCTTTTGCCTACTCTTGACAAATTGGTAAATAGCGGGGTAGCAGTGGTTTTGCTGGCCCACACTGTTCGGCGTGAGCTAACCAGTATGGAGGGTGGCACCTACGAACGAAGTATGCCCGCTATTCACCCCGATCTTGCGGATGTTATGATAGAGTGGAGCGACTTTGTTGGGGCAGCTTGTATACAGGCTAATCAGCGAACCCTGATTTTGCAAGAAACCGGGCAGCTTGTGGCCAAAAACCGATACGGGATTAGTAGTCCTGTATTGCTGAATTGGGGGGATTTTGTAGATGCTATTTGTAACCGGGGAGGTGCCTAATGCCACAAACATGCTCAGCTTGCGGAAAAAGACTGCATGATACCTGTGCTATGGTGATTTCGTTAAGCCGCGACCCACAGCGAGGAAGCAAAGACGATAAGAAACTTCAGCACAACTTGGGACGTTACCAAATTGATAAAGAGTATGCCGTTTGTTATGAGTGTTTATTGGTATCACTAGGCGTTCATTTTTCGTAACCAAGGGGGATAGCACGTGTCTAGGCAAAATAAGGCCCTATGCTGCATACTGTGTATAATTTTCCTAGTTTGCACTTATCTGGTAGTTTGCGTAGAAATGCAGCTGCCAGAGGCTCCTTACTCCGTGGGCGACATCATTAGACACAGACTATCAGGAGAACGGGGAATTGTATTAAAAGACACTATGGACCGCCACGGACTAAGAATATACGTTGCTACGGTCGCGTGCGACGGAGCAAGCGGAAATGGTATTTTGAGGGAGTGGTGGCCGCTTGTGGAATGGGAGCGAATAATGGGTAGTACAAGTTATACGTGGGAAAATCCCGTAAACGTTGTTGACGAACTTAAAACCATCAAGGAGACTTACTAGAATGTCTATTTTTTCACAAGTGTTCGGAAACGGGTTTGATTCTAACAGTGTTGAGCCACAGCAGGATTATGAGGTTCTACCCCCTGGTAAGTACCCAGTTGTGTGTGAGAACGCAGAAGTCAAGACTACAAAGAAGGGCGACGGGCACTACTTGGAAGTATGCGTACAAATTGTGGATGGCCAGTATCGTGGCCGTAAACTTTGGGCAAGGATGAACATTGACAACCCGTCGGAGGTTGCCCAGCGTATTGGCCTTTCTCAGCTAGCTGGCCTGTGCAAGGCAGTGGGAACAGAGGTTATCAGGGACGAAAAAGACCTTCTTGGAAAGTCTTGCATTGCCAATGTCAAGGTCAAGGACGAGCAAAACGAAATTAGGTCATGGTCGCCTATTGGCGGAGATGGGACGGTCGATAAGCGCTACACACAGCCTACTCAGCCGACACAGCCATCGCAGACCGCGCAAGCCCCATCTGGCAATAAACCGCCGTGGGCACGCTAGAACAGTTTGTGTATAAGCCCTGCCACTAGAGTTTAGGGCTTCTGTAGCCATGTGGCGGTAGCTACAGGGGAAACCATGTCCCAATTCAGCAAACCGCATATGCGATCATGGTTAGCGGTGACAGCCGGGAGAGACCGGCTTTGCTTGCTTCTTTTCGGAATAAGACAATGGGATGGATAGCCCAATTATATTAGACAAGGCGAAGGAGTACCTTCAAGCTAATGCAACTACATGATTTTACTAAATCCCCAGTTATAGACGCGATTTTTCGCTACCACAAGCAAAAAGGAGATTCTGAGCAGACCAGGGGGTATCTCGGAATGTCCGAAATAGGGCATCCTTGCTCTAGGTATTTGTGGTTTAAGTTTAGGAATTGTATTAAATCAAATATTTCTGGGCGGGTCTACCGCCTATTTGAAACTGGTAACTTGGCCGAACAGCGATTTATTGAGGAACTAAAAGCTATTGGTTGTGAAGTGCATGATAGAGACGAACAAGGAGATCAGTTTTCGTGTAATGACTTTGGTGGCCACTTTTCCGGTCACATGGACGGATGTGCAAAAGGACTGCCTGGTGTTGGGGCTACTTTTCATGTACTTGAGTTCAAGACGCATAACGACAAGAGTTTTACAAAACTATCCAAAGAGGGCGTTAAGGCAGCAAAACCACAACATTACTGCCAATGCCAATGTTATATGCACTATTCGGGCATGACTAGGGCGTTATATCTGGCCGTGAATAAAAATGATGAGTCGCTGTACGCACAGAGAGTACACTATAACAAGGAAGAAGCACTAGATTTAGTCCATCGTGCTAAAAACATTATCACATCTGTAGAACCGCTGCCCAGATTATCGGACAGACCAGACTATTACGAATGCAAATGGTGTGATGCATACGATATATGCTGGGGTTGCGAGAAAGCCTTGCCATTGCCTATGATTAGTTGTAGGCAATGTTGCTACGCTACTCCACTAATAGATCAAGATGGGGCTAAATGGAAATGTGAAAAAGGGCTTGATCCTCATAAGGCAGATATGCCAGTGATATGTGACGACCATCTCTGCCTACCCGGATTGTTCCCATACGCCGAACCAACTGATTACACAGATGGCATGATCTGCTTTAAGAATAAGGACGATGGCAAAGAGTGGCAACATGGCGGACTTTGCTACTCAACTAAAGAGCTGATGGAAAGGACAAGGGAGGAACTATGAATCTCACTATTTTTAATAATCCATCTCGCCGAGGATATGAGTTACATATAGACCAGCCAGGATGTAACGACGTTCTTGTCGCAAGCAAAATTGAGTTTGTAGAAGTCAGGATGTGTGATTTTGCACCTCCTGTTGCCATGCTTACAGAACAAGAATGTGCGGCTTTGATGGATTCACTTTGGAAAGCCGGTATTCGGCCATCTGATGGAGAGGGTTCTGTAGGCCAGATAGGTGCAGTAACACGCCACCTAGAAGATATGAGGCAGATTGTGTCCAGTAAGCTAAATATACCTTTGGGGGTCAGCAAATGAGACGCTATGTGTTGTTTAATGAAAAGCGCGGATTTTTTGTCAGAGTAAAGTACCCAAATTACGTGGATCACTACTCGAAGGACATAAACAAAGCTGATATTTTTTCACGAGACAGGGCAGAGGATTATTTACAGCCTGGAGACAAAATTGTACCAGTAGAGGTGGATATTAGGCTTGCATGATGGAACTACGACCATATCAGCAAGAAGCTATTGATGCCATACATAGTTTTGTATGCAACAAGCAAGGGAATCCCTGTGCTGTGCTGCCAACCGGCTCTGGCAAGTCAGTTACGATGGCGGGGCTTATAGCTAAATGGAAAGAAGAGGCCCCTTGGGTACGCGGGTGCATCTTAGCCCATAGAAAGGAATTGGTAGAACAAAATGCCGACAAATTGCGAAAATACTACCCTAAAGCTGATATTGGAATTTTCAGTGCAGGACTTGGAAGAAAAGACTATGAGTCTAGTATCCTCTTCGCGTCGATTGACTCAATCTATAAGCGTAGCGGAGAGTTTCAACCCTGGGATTTTTGCTTCGTCGATGAAGCACACCGAATACCTCCTTCGGGCGAAGGCAAATATCGAAAGTTTCTTAAAGAATCTCAACGATTTAGCAAGCATCTTAGAATCGTAGGCTGGACCGCCACGCCGTTTAGAATGGCTTGCGGGCCAATTTGTCATCCAAACCACATACTTAACGAGATATGCTATGAAGCAAAACTTACAGACCTTATCGACCAAGGATACCTTTGCCGACTTAGAAGCAAAGCTGGCTCTAATCAGCCAGAATTGTCTGACGTTCGACGCAATCAAAGAGGAGATTACGTCCTTGATAGCCTTGCAGCAGCTACCAACAGGCAGCATATCGTTGATGCGGCTATTGGCGAGGCTGTCGCTATTATTGAAAAAGAACAGCGAAAGCATATTGTGTTCTTTTGTGTTGATGTCGAGCATTGTAGAAAAGTATCAGAGTCGCTTAGACGACATGGAATCTACGCTCCTTACCTTACAGGAAAAACAAGCGACGATGACCGCGATAGATTAGTTAAAGATTTTAGAAACGGCTCACTGCGGGCCGTGTGTAATGTAAATGTTTTAACAGAGGGATTCGATGCACCACATATCGACTGTATTGTACTTCTGCGTCCCACCCTTAGCCCTGGTTTGTACAGCCAAATGGTCGGGCGCGGACTTAGAATACATCCAAGTAAATCCGATTGTCTTGTGCTCGATTTTGGTAATTGTATTGATGAACATGGTCCGATTGATCTGGTCGGAACAGGTTTGCAGACTGCTATGGCGTGCTGTTTCAATTGCCGAGAATCTTTCTCCAGAGCTACAAGAGTATGCCCGGCGTGCGGGTGGGAAATTCCAAAGCAAGAAATAGAACGTCTTGAGCAAGTCGAGAGAGAGCGGCGTATGCACGCCGATAAGGCGTCTAACAAGAGCATACTGTCAAATGAGCCAATAACAGTTAAAGTAGACGCTGTTTATGTGCGCCGACACTGCAAGGAGGGTAGCCCAGATAGCTTATGTGTAAAGTACCGCTCAGGCATGTCCACCTACAACGAGTGGGTATGTCTTGACCATTCTGGGGAAATGGGCAACAAAGCCCAAAGGTGGTGGGCAGAGAGGTTCGGTAAGTCTAAAGATAGGGTATCGGTACAGGATGCTCTCGGGAATTTGCTTGCAAGTTCTACTATATTAGACTATACTAAAACAATTACCGTAAAAAAAGACGGCAAATGGTGGAAGGTGGTTGGGTATAATCAGCAGGAGGCTAGTAGTGAGCATAAGGATTGACAAGACAGCGGATAGCCTATTAACTGCTGCTCTTGAATATGCAGCCCACGGTTGGCACGTATTCCCGTGTGTGCCAGGGGCCAAGAACCCGCTTACAACGCATGGCGTATACGACGCGACTACTAATTCTGAGCAAATTAGTAGTTGGTGGGAGAAGTGGCCAAATGCTAATGTAGCAGTAGCTTGCGGCGAAAAAAGCGGAATAACGGTTGTTGATATTGACGACAATTGCGAAGAGTGGCTAGAAAAATTACCAAAAACACTAATTCAGAAAACACCGAGTGGAGGTTATCATGCGATATTTCTATACAATTCTGCTGTTAATAATAATGTTCGAGCTTTGGATGGTCTTGATTTCCGCAATAACGGGGGATATGTCCTTGTTGCCCCCTCCAGTTCCAGCAGTGGTAGCGTTTATAGCTGGCTACCTGACAGCCAGTATAGCCCCCTGGAGGACTTCCCAGAATGGCTAATACCAGAGACAAACCACGTTATTTGCCCGAAGGCCCCGCTGGATGTCCATACACGGTCTGCCGCAGCCACGGATGTCTTAGGCCGTGCTTCGCTGTACCTAGCAGAATGCGACCCTGCTATTCAGGGCTGCGGGGGCCACAACAAGCTACTGTATGCTGCGGACAGAATGGTCAACGGATTTCTCTTGACAGACCAGCAGGCGTATGATATACTTGCGAAAGAGTTTAATCCACGATGTATTCCTCCTTGGGATTTAACGAGCCAAAAAGATGAGCGAGACTTTAGACGAAAAATCAGTGAAGCAAGAAAAAACGCTGGACAGCGCGAACCCGGATGGCTTCTCGGAACTTCTAATTCGGTTCCTTCGGGAGTACAGGGGCTACTTGAAAGGTGTGCTGAAAAACGACGATCTAACAACGACAACCAAGAACAGCCATCTTGCGTCGTATCTTTGCACGGAGGAGATGGTACGCAACAGGCTAATGTCGAATTGGTCCGACTTTGCACACCACCTGGATTGCTCGGAGAAATCTGCCAATGGATGAACAGTACTGCTCTTATCCAGCAACCTTTTTTATCTTTGGGGGCCGCGTTTACTTTTCTTGGGGCGCTACTTGGAAGAAAGGTCCAAGACCAATTAGGATCAAGAA